ATTGAAGGTGTGGCAGCCGCAGCCGTGGATGGCAAACTAGAAATTTATGGCATTCCAAGAGCAACAGGTGATGATTCATCAACCACAGCAGTTGCATCAACAATTATTATTGGTGAAGTTGGCGACAGTACTGTCAGTCCATTGACACAACTTGGTATTACTGCTGGTAGATATCATGTACCAAAAGTATTCATTGGTCAACACACAGAAGATCATGGATTTAGAACTTCAGACAGTGCACCTAAGCCTACTGGATCAGTATTCATTCAAACAACAGAACCAAACGGTGGTGCAAATGTTGTGCTTAAAAAATACAACACAACAACTGGCATATTTGAAACTGTAACATCTCCTGTTTACAAAACACAAGAACAAGCACTGCAACAACTTGATCGTGCAGGTGGTGGTGCAAGTTTGACAACTAATGATGTATTCATTCAGGTAAACTCCGGTGAAGATGAATGGGATGACTCTACAGATGAAAACGGTGAATTAGTAGACTACGTACCATTTGTAAGACTTAAAGGCGTAGGATCTGTCACAGAAATTATTTCTAATAAAATTACAACTAAAACATCTGCTGGCTTCTCAGATGGCGATGTTATAAAAATGGCAGAAACTATTCTAAACACAGGAGCAACTGCAAACACTTCATCATCAATACTAGTTGAAAGAAATGTTAGCATCGGAGGTGCAGATGCAGATGACTTTGTAACTGCTGTTAGTGCCGCTGGTTTCGAAAATGTCGAAGCTGAATATGATGCAACATCTAAAAGAATAAAACTAAGACACAAACTAGGTGGGCAAATTTATTTTTCAGACACCACAGGTGCCGCAATGGCAGACATTGGATTTGGCACTGCTAAAGCAAATTCATATGGTAGCAATTCAGATCTTACAACAGAAAAAATTGCATCATTGTTTGTTGCACCTACAGGTGACAAAGAAGACTATTCATCTACTCCAAGTTTACCAGCAACATATTCATTTGTTGCATCAAACTGGGGCCCAGTTGAAAACACACCTGATTCTGGCACAACATTTACACCAATACAGTCAGTGAATGAGCCTACTAAAGATCCAAAAGACAACCAATTATGGTTTGCAACTGCTGTTGATGAAGTTGACATTTTGATACACAACGGAACAACATGGACTGGATATCAAAATGTGTCATCAGATGCAAGAGGCTTTAACTTAGCCAACACTGATCCAAACGGTCCAATTATTTCAGCAACTGAGCCTACTACACAAACAGATGGCACAGCACTTGTTGATGGTGATCTTTGGTTAAACACATCAGAATTAGAAAACTATCCAAAACTTTACAGATATGATTCTTCACAAACATCAGGACAAGAGTTTGTGCAAATAGACAACACAGACCAAACATCACAGGATGGAATACTATTTGCAGACTTCCGTTTCCACAGCGATGGCACAAAAGATGTAATCAATGAGGTTACTTTAATCACTGATCTATTAACATCAACATATCTTGATCTTGATAAACCAGATCCAGCATTATACCCAAAAGGTATGTTAGGTTTCAACCTAAGACGTTCAGGTTACAATGTTAAGAAGTTTAGAAACAATTATTTCACAAG